TCTTAAAAAACGATGATAAAATAAAAAAAATATATAGAATGATTTTAAATACTAAAAAAATAGAAGATTTTGAATTGATAAAAAATTCTATGAAAATAAATAACTAAATATATATATATAGAATGTCAGACTTAATAATAACACCAGCAGGTACCACTATTGAAAATACTCCAATTATAACATTAAACCAAGATCAATCAATTTTAATGACTGATCCAATTGGTAGACAAACAATTGTAAGTTTATCTACACCTCAATTATCACCTATTGCACCAATATCATATACATTAAGTCAACCATATTTATATAATTTACCACCTTTAATATCATCAACATATGAATATCAAGATATTAATGCTGATTCAGATTTACATCAAAAAGTAATGAAAAAGATATATACAAATTTTTATAATTTTATTATACCTAATCAATTTCCCCATTTATTAAATTATATTAAGAATCATAAAGGTAATTATACTGTAGTTAAAAAAATGCAAGAATATAAGAAAAATAAAACTCGTGAAAATGAATATGAACCAAAATTACAATATATTGCTCGAAATGTATATACAAAACCAGATATGTACAGAGATGTTAAAAATTATTTAGAAACTTATGAAATTAAATGGTATGAGATTGAAGATAAAAAGAAAGATGTCTATGAATTATTAGTGAAAAAATTAAAAAATAAATTAGATAATTTAATAGATTAAAAATTGAAAAATTGATATTTAATATAATTTAGATGAATTATATTAAACATAAAAATGCCACCATTTGATAAAAGTACGCAAACAACAATTGATGTGTATGAATATGATGTATATTGGGAGACATATGTAGATTTGAATAATATACTTGTAATTACTCCATTTATGAAAAATAGATATAATGGGTCTGAAATTAAATATAATACTGATACAGTAGATTTATTTTTAGATAGGTTACAAAATGCCACCAATTATATTGTAGTAAAATATGAAGATAATACATACATTATTAATTATATTGTAGTTCTTGAATTAATTAATCAATATAATTGTGAATATGTTAATCTAGATAATAATATTATCCCATGTGACAAAGAAAGTAAATTATACGAAGCATGCATGCTTTCTTATCAAGAATTAAAACCATATATATTAGTTTATTAAAGGCTTTATATATAATTTCTTTATATATAGTATAATGAATAATGAAAATACTTCTCAAACAAATTCTCAACAAAATCCTGATGAATTAGATGTACCACATATGCAATGGACAAAAGAAATTGATTTATTATTGGCAGGATGGTGTGATAATGCAAAATGTTTTGAATGGATGCATATTATGGCATCAGAAGAATATGATAGAAAAGCTAAAAAATTTATGATAGCAATAAATATGATGACAGCTATATCTGGTGTAAGTAATATTATGGCAGGTGGATATGAAATTAATGGATTTCAAATAAGTTGGTTATTTGGAACAATTTCTGTAATAACATCTACACTAAATATTATACAGAATAAATTAGCGTATCAAACATTGGCAGAATCACATAAAAAAACAGCAATGCAATGGAGACGTATAATTACAAAAATAGAAGAAGTTGTTATTTTACCACCATCTACTAGAACTGTATGTAAACCATTTATGAAATATATTAGAAATGATATTAATCACGCAACATTAGATGGTGATAATTTAATACCAATTCATATAAGAGAATTATGTTTTGAAAAATTTAAAAATGTATCAAATTTTGATATACCTGATGTATGTGGTCAAGTAGAACATACTACTGTATATAATCATACTAAAAATGATGATATATCGTCACCCTTAATATCACCAAGAATAAGTACATTTAAAAGTAGAATAAATAAATCATCAGTTAATAAAGTATTTCCGATAAATGTTAGTATAGATGAAAATATGCCTGGATCATCTGTAGCAAATATTAAGGTACCAACTAATAATTATACTGAAGAAAAATTACCACCAACACCAGGAATTTAGATTAATTCCAATCAATTAAAATGTATGTTTTTAATGGATCTATTTGAATTAGACAATCTGGAAATCGTTCTTTTAATCCGTTAAAAATTTTTAATTTAAATTCATCAAATAGATTAGGATCATTAACATATCTTGAGTTAGAACATAATTCACGAATTTGATTTGTATAACCATTATTAAATCTATCTAATATATTTGATGTAAAATTATATTTATATGATTGCATTTCTCTAACATGATCAATAATTCTTTTTTTTTGTTGTTCAGTTTTTGTTACAATTTTTTTTATTTTTATATCATTATCATCATTATATTCATTATATTCAATAGTTGTATGTGTATTTAATTCATTATATAAATCTTCATTAATTGTTTTTTTAATAATTTCAATAGATATTTTATTTAATTCTTCTAGAATACATTTATCAAAAAATTCTTTTTTAATCTTATCAGTTATTTTATTTTTTAGAATAAAACCAGTTTGAAGTTGTTTTTTTGTGATTGGATATTCTGAGTTAAGGTGCAACATTTTATATTTACAACTAAATATCATTATAAATTGTAAAAAAATCAATTTTTATATAAAAATTGAAATAATTATATATTATAATACTTTATATTATAATATATAGTATTTGTCATGGAAAATGCATTGACACTTCATAAATTGAATGATGATGTATTAGAATATATATTATCATATTTAAAGATGGAAGATTTAGAAATAGCATCTGAAATATCACCAATTTTTAAAAAAATTATACAAGAAAAAAAGTGGAATTTTGTTGATACACATTTACCATCAAAAATGAGTATAAAACATTTTTTTGAAATATTTCCTAATGCAATTGGATTAAATATTAGGTTTAGGTATGATTATGTAGATCAAGATTTTATAGATCAAGATTTTAAATTTTTATTAAAAGATGATATATGTAGATTAAAATATTTTGATATGACATCATGTATTCGAGTACATGATGATTTATTTCAATACTTAAAAGGTATTCATACATTGATAATGAAAGATTGTTATCAAATAACAGATAAGGCATTTCAATACTTAACAGATATTCATACTTTAAATATGGAGTATTGTAATCAAGACTCAATAACAGATAAAGCGTTTCAATACTTAAAAGGTATTCATACTTTAAATATGTCATATTGTCATCAGATAACAGATGAAGCGTTTCAATATCTAAAAGGTATTCATACTTTAACTATGTCACAATGTATTCAAATATCAGATAAAGCGTTTCAATATTTAAAAGGTATTCATACTTTAAATATGGGAAGTTGTTTTGAAAATATAACAGATGAAGCCTTTAAATATTTAACAGGTATTCATACTCTAAATATAGTATATATTCCGAGAATAACAGATAAAGCATATCAATATTTAAAAGGTATTCATACATTACATATGGATTTTAATAATCAAATAACAAATGAAGCTTTTCAATACTTAACAGGTATTCATACGTTAACTATGGCAAATTGTTATTACATAACAGATGAAGCGTTTCAATATTTAAAAGGTATTCATACTTTGAATATGACTGGTTGTCGTAATATAACAGATTTGGCTTTTGAAAATTTGAAAGGTATTAATACTTTACATATGTTTCAATGTGATCAAATAACAACTCAGGCATTTAAACACATAATTGGACTTAAAAATTTACATTCAACTAGGAATATAATTGCATATTATTTATTAAATAATACGCCATTTGATGAATGGAAATTATAACAATTTAACAGATATAAACCAAAATTATTATTTTATATAAGAAAGAATAATAATTGAGTAAAATGAAACTCATGGATGTTTACTTTAAAGAATTAGAAGATCATCAAAAAATATATGGTAAAGATAAAAGTATTTTATTAATGCAAGTTGGTTCATTTTATGAAGCATACCAGACAGATACTCTTGGTTTTGATTTAAAAATTATCAGTGAATTAACGAATTTTATTATAACCAAAAGAGATAAAAGTAATCCAGTTACGAATATAGACAATCCATTTACTCTTGGTTTTCCATTAAATTCATTAAATAAATATGTTCGAATATTAACAGATGCAGGATATCAAGTAAAAGTAGTTGATCAAAATAACAATAGTAAATACAATAGTAAAATAACTAGACATACCAAAGCAATTTATTCTAGTGGTACCATGATTGATTTAGACCACAAAGATAATAATTATATATTGGGATTATGGTTTGATAATTCAGATGATGATACAAATATTATTGGTATTACAATCGCAGATATTAGTACAGGTGAATGGGAAATTAAAGATTGTTTGTGTAACAAAGATGATAAATATCAGTCATTGGATGAGGTATGTAGGTATATTAATATGTATAATCCAGTTGAAATTGTATTAAGTAGTAATACTACGATAAATATAAATATAATTAAATATCTTGAATTAGAAGATAAAAATTATTATATTTTTGATAGTAAAAATAAGTTATTTCATAAATTAGTGTATCAAAATGAAACATTGTCAAAAATATTCAATCAAAAAAATTCCATAGAATATTTGGATATTGAAGAATACCATTATGGTCGAATTTCATTGATGTTATTAATTGATTATATAGAAATGCATAATCCAGATTTATTAAAGAATTTAACAAATGTTCGAAATTATATTGATCAAAAGCACTTATATTTGGGTAACAATGCATTAAATCAGTTGTATGTATTATCTAGTGAAGGATTACAAAATAAAATTGGTAATAGGTACAAGTCATTGTTTGATGTAATTAATATTACAGCTACACCAATGGGTAGACGTAGATTAAAAAGAGAATTAACACATCCATTAATTAACACACAAGATATACAAACAAGATATGATTTAATACAAAAAGTATCAAAACATACTGATGAATTAAAAAATGAATTGCAATACATTACGGATATAGAAAAAATGCAAAAGAAATTACAAATAGGAGAGTTGTCACCGTATGATTTATACAAGTGGATTGTAAGTTATGAAAGAATTATAAATGTAGAGAAAATAATAGATACAATATATCCATTAACAACTACCAATATCAATGGTATATACACTATTATGAATAAGACATTTAATACAGAAAAACTATCCCTCTATATAAGTATCATGAATATTAAAGACAATTTATTCCAACCAAACATCAATAAAGAATTAGATACTATTCAACAAAAATTAGATGATAATCTAGAAATATTAAATA